ACCTTAGCACCGATAACATCTGCGTTAGTAAACGCGCCGTCCATACCAAGGTTCTGCGCTGCTGTTACATCTGGTTCAGTACCTGCTCCTGTATCCTCGACGGTAACTAGGTTGGACCCTGTTCCATCTGTTGCATTAACCTTAGCGACCAAGTCAGCGAAGTCGGTGAGCAAGTCCCATGCCTCTACAACGGCTGTACCCGAACCATCATTAAACATAACCCGGAACCACAGCTTAGTAGCGTCGGCTACCGATGCGTCTAGAATTGCGTACAGTCCGTCAGTTAAAGTTGTTCGTTCATTTCCAATACACCCTGTCCACTTGCAAGTTATATGACCGATAACTTCTTCACTGACGATAAACACAGCCTCGCCATTACTCGGTGCTGCTGTCCAATTTATCGTAGTAACGCCTGTTGCGAAGTTAATCGGATTAACTGCCGCGCCACCCGCTACATTCTGGTCCCAATAATCGGCTGGTCCTGCTGCCGTTGCTGCAAATGACACCTGCGCGTCGCCTGCTGTCGGAGTCGCCTGCTCACCAGCCTGAAAAGCCAGCATCCGATCCGCTTGTCTTCGGATAGGTGCATCTGCTACATCACCAGTGAAGGAAGTGGTTGTTCCATCTCCCCAACTGACCAACTCTCCATGCTGGTAAACAGAATAAACAGTGCCGTTATTTTCTACGTTCTGGTTAGCAGCAAACGACAACTCTACCGCGAACGCGCCCGTAACGTAATTCAGATGATTCAGTCCACGATAATTGTTACCGACAGCAGGATCAGTATTATCTAACCTGCGACCGCGTAGCGTATGCAGATTGAGACTTTCAGCCACATTCACATACGATGCTGTAATAGTCGCTGCGGCAGTCACCAACCCGCTAAAAGTAATGTCCCATGCGCCTGTTGTGTAATCTACTGTGCCAACAATATCAATGGCTGTAGGATCACCTCGACGCAGAGTACACAAGCCTCCCTGTCCATCGTCATAGACTGTTTCGGGAACCGCTGCAACATCAGAGCAAAGGAACCTAATCGATCCGGGGATAACCGGAAGATTGGCGAGAACCGCGCAGTTAGCGTCAGCACTGTCGATCTGAGCCGCACCACCTGTGGCATTAGTACAGCAAATATCCGCAGATACATACGCGCCGCCATCATCGGCCAACGCATTGCCACCCATGTCGGAAATAACCATCGTGTATTTTGCGGCGATAACGGAGTTAGCAGGAACTACGATGGGGAAAGTAATATCCCAATCGCCAGTACGGTAATTAACCGTACCAACCACGGCGGTACCTGATCCGTATGCGCCTGTATTCCAACCACCAAACCCGTCATCATAAACGGTTTGTGTTCCGCCCGCTGTTGGAGCTGTTGCAACGATTGTTCCTGGTACGATAAAGCCGTCCATCACTTGACAGTTAGCGTCGGCACTATCGTGTTGTGCTACCGCGATACCTGAGTCAGTAGAAACATTATCGTCCATGGGGAATTGTAATTGTGCTCGTCCTGTTGAAACACCTGACGGGCATATATCCGGCGATGCCATCGCACCCGCATAAGTTGTAACGCCTGTTTGTGTTGAGCCAACCGATTCGGTCCTTGCTCTGATGTAAATCGTATCAACCGTTTCGGCTAATTGCAGAGTAGGTCCGCCGACTAGACTCACACCAAACTTTCCTGTGCGGTAATCGATGTAGCCAAGATGCGTATTGGTAGTATCCCTTAATTGGCCTACCCCGCTATTCGCCATGCCGGTTGCCAATACACCATCTTCGTCATCAGTCAGTTCAGCCCAAGTAGCTACACCCGTTGGAACACGGACATAGAATGCACCTGGCTGCACAGCCATTTGAAGATCACCCCGGAATTCTGTGCCACCTGCTTCCGCCGCAGTAATAGTGAAATAGTTGTACCAAGTACGCGAACCCGGAACGCTGTCGGTCAATCCGTAAAAACGCTTTCCGGCAAGTCCGCCTGTGGACGAGTCTTCACTTCTTGTTGACGCAAATGCACCGTCGTCACCATTCGCAAGGGCTAACGGGGTTGACAATCCTGTTACGGAATCGGTAGTGGAGTCTGGAGCGGTAGTGCCCACACCGGCTTCGGTGGTCACTGTTATATAACTTGAATTACCATTAATTTTTGTTTCGATTGTGCTGTTAGATATATTGGACCAGAGTTCACCTAGCACTGGCCGTCCACGATCATACACTTGAAGGTTAAATGAGGTGGTTGAATTCTGGGTTATCCCAATAGTAATATCATCATTCGCCCAAGTACCTTGGGAAATACCATATACCGTGAATACTTTTGAAGCCCCCGCGTAAAATGCACGGGAAGCGTATCCCAACAATGAGCCTGCTACTCGAACGAACTTGAGTCGATTTCCTCTACGCAGAAAACGAATACCTGCTCTTACAGCGTAGTGGTGATCAACTGGTCGTCCGAATGCAGCGACAAACTCCGGCTCGGACATTGTTTCAAGCAGTATGTCAGGAGTACCTTTAGTTGCAGGTCCGATAACGCCAGTTATTAGATCCGCATCCCTAGGAATGTTGAGGGTGATTTCTTCTTCCGTCAGATAAAAGCCGGGAAGAGTCATAGTAGTCCTCCGTTATTACTCAACGAATACAATCGTTGACGTTTCCAAAACCACTGGAGGTACGCTTGAATCGTCCTCCACCGTATATCTGAATTGTTTAGCAAGACGTACCTCATAAGGCACCCGTGGCAACCAGCCATATAAAGTTCCCGAAAAGGTTTTCCTAATTTCTTTTGGGGTCGCGGTTGATCCTGTTACCTGTGAATTATCCGTAATCCCTTCATCAGTTAGCCTGCACGTTATATCGCCCATATATCTACAATGCTCAGGAGTGCTATATGGTGGCGCATAATATTTAGAATCATTGAAGCGCACAAATAACGGTAGGTCATCGGCAATGAACATAGACTTTAATTGTCCAGTCAATGCATTCGCTAAATGCCAATCGTCCCCACACCACATATCTGCCTGAACAGTAAAATTCTCTGGGCGTGCTGTCTGCACGGATAGACCAATACCCTTTTCCTCATCGATTACTATTCCTCGATGAACGTGCGTAGAAAATCTGTCCCCGTCGTATCCGGCTAAATTTAATTGCACGCTGATAAACGGGCGCGGTACTGAAGCTTCTTCAAACTCCAACCTTATTTCATCAACCCGTTTCCCCGTTTTAGATGCGGCTAAGTGTTTGTAGTATTGCAGTATTTGAGCATGAGCCTTATCCGGTCCTGCATAAACTACTTTAACCGACTGCCCTAGCCATTTCAGTCGGCGGAATAGTTTTAACAGTGAATCTTGATAAGGCGTAATCATGTTTTATTCGTTGCACTCCTATCTGTTGGTAGCAACAGACTTTTTTAGTTTCTTCTAAAAGGGTGTGGGAGATGTCTCCCCCACACCCTGAAAGTTACCTTAGCCTTTTATGGCTTAGTACAGATATCCGATAACTTCCGCGTCTGTCAGATCACCCGGCACTGCCGAGGCAGTTGTGACGTTATACAATACCGTCCCGGCAGCCACGATATTGTCGATAACAACCGTTTCATTCTTGCATCCGAGTGCGAGAATGGCCGCGCCAACTGCTGCAACAATTGAGGCTGCGCCTGTCCCATCCACCTGATAGATCAGTGCTGCACCTGAAGCCACTGTCCTGTTATTGGAGCGAAAAGTATGCGGCGCAAAGTGACGCGCTGCGGGTACTGTGTACATGAGTGTAGTGGCAACGGCATTAAGATCGATACCGAAGCGCGTAACGCCCAGCTCGTTTGATCCGTACCACCTGTGCATGGTTCCGGGCAGAGTTGCAATGACCTGACCGATTTGACTTCCCGCGGACAGGGTTGCAATTCCGGTACCCGAAGTATTCATGTTCAGCGTACCGGCAATAACGGATGACCCGATTCCCAGCTCCACTCCACAAGCCGTACCTGCGCCGAAGTTAATAGCTTCTGCCGCTGCCGCTGCCACCTGGAGTACGTTCGCCATGATATAACGACCAGCAGGACCAGAAATAGTATGCCATGCCGGTGCTCCACCATTCATGGTGCAGTTGTTATAGCGGACCACATCTGTAGCAACTTCGAGGATGGCTACCATGCCGCCCGTGATAGTTGCGTTGTCGATGAACGCTCTGGTAATTTCCGTATTGGCAGCATTGTCGCCTGTGACGCGAAGGGCTGTTCCAAGCGCACCACCACTAAGAATTTCACCGTTGAAATAAAGTGTACCTGCACCAACACCGGCTACGTTATTCAATGCGATAGCATCGTCCGCTCCCGTAGCATTACTAGTGTTGATGACATTACATTCCAACCGAACAGTCATGTCGGCTGCGGGAGGTGTCATTGTGACAACTGCGGCACCCACCACTGCGTTTTGAATCGTAACTGTGCCGGGGCACAATTCGATAATATTGACGCTTTCCACCAGAGCCAATGTTTCTGCATAAACACCCGGACCCACTAGAATAGTGTCACCTGCAACGAAACTGGCACCAGCCATCGCACCAGCGATGGTAAGGAATGGACGATCAAACGAGCCTGATCCAGTATCGTCATTTCCAGCCTTGTCCACGAACCAAGTATTTGATACGCGAATGTCTGAAACGCCCTGTGAATACCATCCGGCAACCACTGCGTCATAAACGAAGGTTTCGTTTTCCCACACGGTTCCTTCACCTGTGATAAGGACAGGCTGTCCGTCCACGGGAGTAGCGAATGACCACACCCCATTGAACTGCGCGAGTTGATTAGCTGCTGTGGCGAATGACCCACCCGCACCTGTGGCTTTCACGATCACTCGGGAATTCAGCACAGGAACACCGGACGCATTAGCCAGCACCCGGACAAACCCGCCCAGTGCTTCGTTGTATTCCGAAAGGTCACCATCGGCGTATGCACCAACATACGTTCCAACGTAGTTACCCACACCCCAGGTATTAACTACGAAGCCATCGCCATTCTCAGGCGCGGCGGGTGTAGTCGCTGCTTGGGCTGCATCAGTAACCATATTGCGCATCTGGATTGGCATTAGGGTATCTTCCTGCATTGTCCCTAATACGGAATCAAGACGATCAACAAGAGTGTTGAAAATAGTCGCCCTTGCGAATGTTGCCCCGCCGACTTCACGAGTGAGTTGGAAATTAGTTGTTGCTAACATTGTTTTTCTCCAAGTAAGGGTTAACGAAGTTTTTTAAGTGACTGGCGCAAAGCATCGACACGAATGTTGTTGGGCAAACGTGCCCATCTCCGTCGTACTATAAGTGCAACTGGCCTCCAATGCGCCCTAGATGGGCTGTTCGTAGTTCCGTACTCTAACCATCCAACAATAGTCTGAAGTCCTACGCCACTTGGTTTGTGTATGATATCAGGAACATACACGGAATACAATTTACCTTGTTTCGTTTGCTCCTCTGCTACCTGTATATTTTCCAGGTAAAAACCTGTTGCAATTAAAGGACGCGGATCTAATCCTTCTGCTACCTTCCTATTCAAATAAAGTTCAGACAAGGGCGGCATATCTAAAGGAGTACGTCCGCGTTGATTAGTTGTAGCCGTATCGTAATAAGGCATCTGAGAGACTGTTATGCGAGTTGGAAATCCTTGTGCATCCCCAGATAAAATCTTGTCCACCAATAACGTGTAACTCCCATATGCCAATGCTTTTATCTGTGGACCTGTGGCCTTAATCGCTTCAGACGGAACTTCAGTAAAAAAGGACTTATTAGACCTGACCTTAAAAGTCCTCTTACCGACTCGAACCGTATGTTTAAGCGTAGGATTCTTCGCCATCAGGTTCGTCTCGGAAAAAGTCAATCGGATAATCCAACACGGGTTGAGCCATTTGAATAACCAAAGGTGACGTAGGTGCGTTAGCATCTAAACGGCATTTAGTCGCGGCTACTGAATAGGTCGCCTCAATTCCAGTAGTGCCCCAAAATTCTTTAGGCTGAGCACGATCTTGCAATTCATATAAATCGTTTCGCCATTGAACAACATCCTGCGCACGCGGTATGTATTTAGCATCATCCCAAGTTAATCCCGCCTCTTTTACTGCCGCTGCTAATCTAAATACCTCGGCTCTGGAAATAGTAATATTTAAAGTACGACGATGATCCACCCCTGTTTCTACTACCTCGTCATCTTCCGCAGGCTCAATAAAGAAATAAGCCGGAAGGGGTGATAGGAATTTACGATGATGCATTGAGGTTTGCAGGAAGATGTCATCAACGGGGGAGGTTTCGATATTAAATACATTTAGCCAAACCGGACGAATGTTCCGGTCATCATTTTTCGCTTGTCTAACTAGGAGCAGGCGCTCCCTTGCCGACATTTTATAAGGCCAAATTCCTGCCACTTATTGCCTCGTTTAAGTCTTGCCGTATTTGCAAACGGCAATGGTCCTCAGTTCGTAATTCACCCAACCAACCATCTTTTTCAATCCCTTCAAAAAGGGATAACCAGTAGTTGGCTCTTTTTTCGTGGGCAGTACCTTTGAGAACCTCAGCGGTATGACGCGCTACTTTAGTTATGGCAGAAAGGCTGGTAGGTCTTTGTTTAGAAAAAACAAACGACCCTTCTTGTAATCCTCGCTCTCTACGAGCGAGCCATCCGTAAAAAGATCGAACTAAACCAGTTGTCGTTGCCATTATACGCGCTTTCCTTGTCCTCGCTAAACACGAGGTCCGCAAGTACTAGCCCAAAAGGCTGAGTTAATTATCACACAAGAATCACTAATTGCCAACAATATTTAATTATCCTACCCATATGGGCGGCGGAACAGATCGTAAGGAGTTTTCTAATTTCTCTGTTACCTTATCAATATCGTCCTGCCCCCGCTCACGCCATATAGCAGCATTAGAACCAATCGATCCTGACGGGCCTGGAACCTCACCCGCCTGCTCTAAAATGTCTGCCGCAAGTATCTTGGCATACCCCAATGCTAATTGCTCAAACATAGACTCTTCGTCATATCGAATATCTTCGCCATAAGGCACACGGGGTATCGTAAATAGTGCCATGGCTTTAACAGGGCGTGACGGATTATACAGGTATAAAGTTTCTGCGGTTGGATCCCACCACCAATCAGGCTGAGTGCCCGTAAATCTTTCCATGCGCCTAAGATCAGTCCAACGCTTGAAAAACATACGGGCACCCCGCCTGCCCCACCTAACTTGAAGTTCCCACACAGACGATGTAGGGGCTAGCGGGCCACTACCTGAATCCGTATATCGGATATCTAATATCCCTATTGAACCCACTTCCGATTCTGTTAATTCAAGGTAGCTAGTGCCGCCGCTCAGTACTCCAAGATTTAACCACTTTAAATGTGGCCTATGCCTATTCCATAATTGAACAGCGCGACGAAGAGCTGTGTCGTAATTCTCTCGTATCAACTCTACATCTACCCCGCCACCACCTAAATCTTGCCGTAGATGTTCGCGCCATTCTGCATGAGTAGTCATATCTTATCCTTTTAGGATATGTTTGATTAACTCTGCCTTGGTTCCTTTTACGCCCACGCCCGCAATCGATTGCAGTTCCTTTTTTGTTTTACCTTCCAATTCGTCTCTTACTGAGACTATCGGAGCAACCGAATCTTCCTCTTTAGGAATAGTCGTTTCTTCTTTTTCATCCGAAAGTCTGCTGGTACCAGCAGACAATTCTACTCGAAAAATTCCGGTTTCTACGAATCTTTCATAGTAGGTGTCTACCAACTTTGCTCCTGCCCTTAGTGTAATTGTGCCGCCAGACTCACGAGGGAGCACAGTGTCCCGTAGAACTACATACGTTTTTGATTGGTCCACAATGGCCTCCCTATATTACTTGTTGTGCTGACTTCGGTTGAATTCGCCGGACGTTTCTTTAACGACCTGAGCGAGTGTACCAGCAGCGTCCACAGGTGACGGATCAAAACGGGGATCAAAGTCAGGAGCCTCGCCTTTTCGTGCTTTTTGAAACTCTGAGGGAAACGACTCTCCTGATTTAATCTTCTGTTCTTTTTCTAACTGGGCTTTGAAGTCAACATCCAAATCAGCATAACGGATGAGCCCTTGTATTTTATCCGCCATCTGTTCGTAGTATTCACCTTCAAGAATATCACCGCGTTTCAAAGAACGTGATCCGCCCGCTTCTGTCGGAACAACTGCGCCAACCTTTGACACACAAACCCATTTAGGTGCTTTTACCTCGGCCATAATAGTATCTCCAATAAAAAGAAATTAGGAACACCCTTTAGGACTCCTTTATTATAACACCCTACATTACTAGCACAATATGAACCAGCAATAAAAAAGCCCCCAACCTTTCGGTTGAGGGCTAATGTAATTACTGAGTTATACCTACACGTTGATGACTGAAACAGTTCCGATAGTTTCAGGGTCAACCACGTAAATGGCGTACTCTGACAACAGGGCTGTGTCCTTGCGGAAGCCTTGCTGGTGGATAGGAGCTTTGTAGAGCGGCACATACATACCGACGATAGCACTGGTGGATACGAATTCCGGCCCCTTGTATGACAGGGTTCCGCTGAAATTGGTGTAAGTAGGATCGACATAAACATCGATATTGTGACGAGTCAATCGTCCCACTTTTCGCGGTCCAGCGATGCCGTCATTGGCTACCGAAGATTCACCCACAAAACCGTCCTGCGCTTCAACGATGAACCAAATGTCAGGAGCGATGACAAGCTTGTTCGGCATGATGGTCTGAGTCTTTTCCCAGACCAACGCCTGCGAGCGAGTCAGAGTGAAGGAGAACGTCTTGATGTGGAAAGAATAAGGCACACCTGCGGGAGCTGCATTGTCAAAGACGGCGGCTCCACCTGCGGCTGCATTGCGAAGGGTGTTGAATACGTGCTTCAACGTCTCCATCTGAATCAGCCGTCCGGCAGCGTCCAGAATGGTAGGCTCCGCGTTGATGCCAAAGTCATTAATGAAGTCCATCACGGACTGCACTGACCAGCGGCAAGCCAAGGCGCGAGGCAACGCCGTAATTTCTTCACTGCGGAGAGTGATGCCGATCTCCGGCAGTTGGAGGGCGGCCTCAATATTGTAGTTGTAATTAGCCACTACAGGGGCTGTGGTGACTGCGGCGAAAGTCACATTGATTGCGCCGGTGAGATAATTGATGGTATTTACACCACCAGCAATGCTTCCCACCAGAGCGCCGTTGCCGTCATCCGTTACCACTTGGGTACCGTCTGTCAGGCGAAGGGTATTGGGGATGACCGGGGTATAGCCAACCGAGGCTGTGTAGACTGCGGCACCGGCTGCGCCGATGGGCTCATTGGAAATCCAGTGCGAGGTAAAATCATCGCGACCATAGAAACCGGCAAGGGCATTGAATACCCGCTGGCCCATGGGGATGTTTCCTTTGGCAGTTTCAGTCTGCACGTCGAGGAAATGCACACGACCTGAACGATTGGAAAGCGGCTGAACCGAAACCACATCGTCAAGAATGTTCTGTGCGTAGGTCGAAGAAATGAGAGCCAAGCCGGTCTTGACCCATGCAGGCATATCGCCTCGGTCTGTTTCGTTGAGCATACCCGTCTTCTGGGTAAGCTTTACGAAGTTTTCCATGACACGGGCAATCATGCCCTTGAGCAACGGGTCCAGCTCTTTCACTTCGCAACCGCGTGCAGCGGCGATGGGATCGAAGCAACGAATGGGCGAGCTAACACCACTTTGCGGATCGGTGTAAGACTCGAAGCGTTCTACAAGACGCTTGTTCATGTTGATGACCTGGCCGTGTAGTTCGGACAGGTTTTTCTTGGTTGTCTGTCCTGCGGACTTTAACATTTGTTCCTCCAGTCGAATATTCGACACAACATACAAAATTATCTTTTAGTCCGATAATGCTGCGTTAGAAGTGCCGTAGGACTACTGAATTCCTCGGTGAAGTCTTCAGCAGTGCTAGTCACTTTCGCAGTCTTACCGTTTAACGATTCCATGATACCAGATGTAGCAGATTCGTCTACTTTTTCTTTTTTCTTAGCGTCGGTTATTTTGGTTTGCTCTTTATTTACCACGTTAGTTAGATGAACTAATTCCCGCGCCACTCGCTTCAATTCATCTAATGTTTCCGCCTTATTCAACAGATGGGTAGTGGCTTTCAATGCAGGGAATTTGCTCACCAACCTATCCTGCTCTAAGGCTAATGCGTCAAGGCGTTGAAGGTCATCCATTGTCTGATTGACCTCAGCCAACACTTTAATTTTTTCCTGTGATTCATTTACTGCCGTTTGCAGTTCTTTATTCCGTTCTACCAACCTGTTTATTAGTTCCTGTGTGGCTTCATCAAGCACATCGGAAGTACGTTTGCGGCTATGTTTTCTAACATGCTCTACCCGCGTCTCCTCAAGATCATTATCACGCATCCACTCTCTGAACTTGTCCATTGATTTTTTATCAGCCGCAAGGACATAGCCGTAGTTGGAGGATTCAGACCTAGCTACGTCTACCGGAAGCTTCCTAACTAACGCGTGTAGTTCACGTTTGAACTCATTCGCTAGTATCCACCCTGCCTCCATCGGATCGAACATCATGACGTAATAATCATTCGACACGTCCGACTCACCAATCCTCGGCGTAGTTGTCTGTGTGGCTTCATCAAGCACATCAGAAGTAGTTTTCTTACCTTGTACTGATTCCCAGGTAACTCGCCCCGATCCAAATCTACTAATACCATCAACTGTTAACCAGTAACTTCCTGACCCTCGGCTGACTGTTACTTCAAACCCTTGATCAGCTAACAGATTAGACAGTTTTTCTATTTCTTGTTTTGTGCCCGATACCGTAAGCGGACCAGCCATTGCATCACGTACACTAACTAATTCATCATTAAAAAATGAATTAATTGTATCTACTGCCTTACGAGCTTGCTCGCTATTAAAACCCTCCTTTAAGGAAGTAGTTTTCTTACCTTGTACTGATTCCGGCTGATACTTCAAAGCGTTTTGAAGATAAACTTCC